TTGATAAGTGTAAACATAACGGAATTGCAATTGCAAGCGCGATGGACGAGGACAAATTTCCAAAAGAGGTAGCATACTATTTTAGAACTTACTACACACGTGACCAATGGATTGAAATTCAAGATACATTCGCCCGTGCGTGGATAATTGGTTATCAAGTGGAGGCAGAAAAATGACTGGCACCGAATATGCCAAAGCAATCCAAACGAAAGCCATGGTTGCCAACCTAGAAATGAACGCGGCAATGACAACTGAGCAACAGGCACAAATTGGCCAGGACTTCATTGCGCACATTGTGGAGTTGAATGAAAGGGGAACTGGTAGTGAAAAGCGAGCTAAATAAATCTGCATTAGCATATTTGGATGATCTTTATGGAGAATATCGCCGTTTAAATAACATCATTGCTTCAACCAAAATTGCGTTAGCCACTGACTATAATCATGAAGTTGATGAAAATACATCTGGCAGCAAGTCTAATCGTATTAGTCGACCACAAGAAACGATAATGATTCGCTATGATTCTAGTCCTAAACTTGAATTTTACGAAAAGGTTAAAAAAGGTATTGAAGATTCACTGCTTTGTATGACTAATGAGCAAAAGTACATTTTCAAGCTCCGATATGATTCTAATGATTACTATGATTGGGACACAGTCGGTAATATTGCTGGTGAAAAGTTCATAGGAAAACCATACTCACATAGCGGTATCTACAAGAAGAGATATAAAATGCTTGAACTTCTTGGCAAAAAAATCGGATTTTGCTAAAAGTGGACTACAACGTATAGAAGTCCACTGCGTATAGGTGCTAAATTGGTAGTATGCCAAATGTGATTGACGTGCATGAAGTAATCCTCCAAATTACAGACTGGTAATCGCTGTGGGCTAATTGGTAAGCCACAATGGGATGTAGGTTCGAGTCCTACCGGCGATATAGTTATGTGATACAGCACCCAATGGGAGTTGACCGCATAACGTGTGCTTGTGGCGGAATAGGTAGACGCTAGATTGTGTGGGGTTCTCAGGCCATACGTGATTGAAAGGTACTCATATCTTGTGTAGGGGGCAAATCCCTACCAAGCACATTAAACGCGTCCACGGCACCAAAATGGATAATCTCCAAACTGCTCTCGCTTATTGGCGGGAGTTTTTTGATACATAAATTTAGGAGCGACGTCATGGCAGTAAACGTGAAAGGAGAAGATAAAATGAACTTACTAGATGCAGTAAACGAATTATTAAAGCTTAACAAGCAAGGCGTATCTGCCCATATAGAAGGAACCATGCCAGACACTCAAATTAGGCTAAATAAAGATTACCCAGACTCAGCACCATTAGAACTGTGGGGCACTAAATTAAATGACCCAACCATGTGGGAATATTTAGGCATGTGGAATCCAGGCATAAATGACTGGCAATCACAAAGCTGGCAGGTTAAATACTAATAACACAGATGGTGAGTTCACATGGCAAAGATGATTAACACAAAATATGGCTACGTCACGCCACAAGAAGCGGAGATAGATGCCCACTTAGATAAATGGATGAAGCGTCGTGCTAAACAGCATGGCGCTTTTAGTTTGGAAAAAATAGAACAGCACCAGTACCTAACAGAGAGAACGCACCTAGTATTAAACCAAAGAAAGCGAGTAGACAAAGTATGGAAGAAAAACATTTCACACCGAAGAAACCAGGAAACAAATTGCCTGATAAGATTTTAATTGATGGTGTTATGTACCAGCGAAATGTCACGGGCAAAACAATTAAGCCTAATGGGACTAGCCAAACTAATACTAACAAACCTAGTGATATTGACCTCAGCCTGAATATTGATACGACTGAAGTGCAACGTGGCTTAAGGATGGTTGCTGGCGTTTTGCCGACCAAAAAGCAACCGCATCTTCGCATTGACATTGACGACATCGATGACACACCTAAAGTATTCGTTGATGGTGTAGAACAACAAGAAGTACATCATATTGAACTTGGTTGGGATGAAGAAGATATATGCCTAAACAACAGATACAGAATCGACTTTATGGATAGCCTTGGAAGATTACATGGAATTGGTCAAGGCAAATAGTCATGCAATTGAAAGTGTGCCGGAAATCAGGGTGCGACAATACTATTCCATACGAACAAAAGAATCCGTATTGCAATATTCATAGTTCACTCTATCATCCATTTCATTACAATACTACGCAACGCAGACAGTCGTACAGCCAGTACAATCGTTACAAGCGGGACAAGGAAGCGAACCGCTTCTATCACACGAAGCGTTGGGCTAACATGAGTCTCATGTTAAAGCGACGTGCTTACTTTACTTGTGCGGTCTGTGGTCATACGTATGATAAACCTGGCTACTTGGTTACAGATCATATAGTGCCGAGAAGAGTAGATAAGCGTAAACAACTTGATGTTGAAAACTTGTGGGTGATATGTAAGAGGTGCCACTATTGGAAAGGCATGTTCGAATCAACGACATACCGTTCAGACTCACTGATTGATAACCTTGACGTTAGTAAGCACTGGGATAAGGAACAGATCAAGGAATGGATATTGAACAAGGAGAGCCCAAAAGTTGACCATCCCGATTAAGGAGGGTTACCATCCGTTAAGCAATGACCATCCGTTCTCACAATGTCCAAGCAATTGATTGACAGTCGCTTTAAGCAGAGAAGACGGACAAGTTATAAATTTTACACATGATTAAATGCTGGTTCACATTTTAAGCGCCGTGATAGCTTGTTTAAGACATTTTTAAATTTTTGGATGAATTGTGAGTAGCCAAAATAAAAAACACCCCCCGCCCATGGTAGCTAGGCCAGAGCTCACATATGCGCCATCCTTCTCTCTCAAAAGTAAAAAAAACAAAAAATATTGGGCTTTTTAAGGCTCAAATGCTGTTAAATCAACAAAGCGAGCTTTTTTTGTAGCCAATATAAGCCAAAAATCGCCAAGAATCAAAATAAATTAGTGAAATGGAGGTGTTAATCATGGTGAATTCTAGTAAAAGCAAATTAAAAATTGTGACAAGCAAAAAAGTGACGAATATTAACGGGACTAGCAATTTGGATGATATTCAGATTACACCCCCGGCTCATTTAATGAAAAATGCCCAAACTATTTGGCGGGTGTTAGTACCTGAAATTAAAAAAATGGGATATTTGAAGCGCATTGATCAGCCTAATTTAGAACTTTACTGCACCTATTATGCAATGTACTTAGATGCTGAGGATAATTTGAACAACTATGGGGCCTATCTAACTAATAGGGATGGAGAACCAGTTCAAAAGTCGCCTCAAGCGATTCAACTTAATGACTGTGTTCGTAATTTAAAGTCTTTAGGCTATGAAATGGGATTTTCGTTTGATGCCGGGTTACGACAACTGACAGTTTCCAAGCCACAGCAAAAGAAACGCGAGTCACCATTAAAGGAGGTAAATTTCGGTGCAGACGTATGATTTTACAAACGTTAAGGATATAAAAGCACATATTGCTTCGACCGAATCCTCGTATCATGGCTTGCTAGACCAGTATAATGACGCCGGCACTAGATATGCTTACGATGTTTTGTTTACTGACAAATATCTCACTTGTAGAGATGTTCAACTTGCGTGCGTACGTCACCTACAAGACTTATTAAGACAAGGCGACGACAATTTCCCATACAATTATGATGAAAAATTCGTTGCTTTAATTGAATATTTTTGTCGCCTATTACCAAATCCGGATGATACGACACAAAAAATCAAGCCACAACATTGGCAATCATTTATTTTAGACAGCCTAATCGGTTGGCGTACGCCTAATGCGGGTGTACGTTTTAATACTGCCAACATTTCAATTGCTCGTCGTCAAGGTAAAACGTGGTTGGCATCAATGCTGGTAAATTTTTATTATTTTGTTGTTTGCTGGAATGCCACTTCTCAAGACTTACTAGTAGCCAGTTATGATAGCGAGCACGCTAGTAAGCTGTTCAATGATGTTTCTTTACAAGCTAAAGAACTTATTAATCAACCGGATTTTGCTGATGGTGCTAAGGAAAAAGGGGTGGATGCACAAACTACGCAAGTTATCGGAAAAATAAATAAGAACATTATCCGTAAAGGCACTTCACAGGGTGGTGGATTTGATTCGTTCCATAATGCCATTGCTGTTTTTGATGAAATTGGCAATTTGAAACCAGCGCTTAATGAAACCTTAAAGCAGATTACATCAGGTCAAAACGGTATCAAAAATCGGATGTTCGTTAAAATTTCGACTGCTTATCCAGATATTAAAGTTAAATTCAAACATGATGAAGATGTTACCCGAAGCGCTATTGAACACGATGCGATTAGAGATGCAGATACTACTTTTCAAATTATTTACCAACAGGATGACGAAAGTGAAGTCTTTGAGGAAGATACATGGGAAAAGTCCAATCCACTATTAGCTGAACTAAAAGGTGAAAAACGTCGTGTGCTATTGGAAAGCTTAATTCAAGACCGTGACAATAATGATCGTGAAGGGACTCTTGAAACCTTTGTTAATAAGTCGCTCAATATTTGGAGCCGACGCTTTAAAAATAGCTACTTGTCATTAAGCAATATCAACGAAAACATTACTAGCGATTTTAATGTTGATAATCGTGAGGTTTATATCGGATTTGACGCTAGCCAAGTGAACGATAATACATCATACGGCTTTGAATTTCCCTTTCAAGAGAATGGCAAACATATGTTTTTTGCAAAGCAATATAGTTTTATTCCATTTGCACAGGCTAAAACATTGGAGTCCAAAAGCAAGCAAGACGGTCTTGACTATCAACAACTTGCACAACAGGGCTTCTGTGAGATTACCAACACGCCTTCCGGAACCATTAATCCCAACCAGGTTTATGAGTGGTTAGTAGATTATGTCAAGCGGCACCATTTGAAAGTCCGCGCCGTTTGTGCTGACCCTAACTTGGCTAAATGGTTTATTAAACGTATTAGCAATTACCAGCCGAGCTGGCCGTTGATTGAAGTGGCACCTACATCGTGGAAACTTTCTAACCCGACTAAGGATTTTCAATCCCAGTTTTTAAATGGCGATATTAAAATTTTAGACGACCCTCTACTAATAGATGGGCTAAATAACGCTATTTTGGTGGAAGATAAAGGTGGTGGCGTTAAAATCGACCGTCAAAATCGGACAAGCGATCACATTGATACTACCGATGCATTAATTAACGCGCATTACAGAGCACAATATTATTATCAAGATTTTCATGATGAAGATGGCTATAACCCGATGAATAACATGAACCGTGAAGAACGTAAAGCGTATTTTAAATCTATGTTTGGCGGTTAAGGTGGTGAAAAACAATGATCGAAAGATTTAAAACTATTATGCAAGCATTTTTTGGCGATTGGCTAAGCGTTATTTTGTTTTTAACCGGTGTTATTCTGCTTTCAGTGGCAGCATTTGCGGTTAATTTGATTGTGGGGCTTCTTGTTTCCGGAATTTTGCTGATTGTCATGGCTTGCTTGCTAGATAAAGAAAGAGGGTGATAAAGTATGGGACTATTAACACCCCGAGGTTATAAACGTTCCAAAACTAAAAATATGGTGTATCCCAGCACTAGTGACCTGTTTTTATCAACAATTGGTGGCTTGCCGATTTCGTATGTTGATTCAGGGAACGTCCTGAAAGATTCCAATGTATTTTCAGTTATTAACCGTATTTCAAGTGATATTGCTTCGGCTCACTTTAAAACAGAAAGCGCTAGTGCTAAAAGGCGACTGGAAAATCCGAGTGATTTAATCAGTCGTTTTTCATTTTGGCAAGGCGTAATGATTCAACTAGCCCTTGCTGGAAATGCTTATGTACCATTAGTTGGAAATAATTTAGAACACGTGCCGCCTTCGGACGTTCAAATAAATTATTTGCCAGGAAATACTGGAATTATTTATACAATCCAAGAGAGCAACGACCGGCCGAAAATGCAGTTAACCGCCGACCAAATGTTGCATTTTAGATTGATGCCAGACCCTAATTATCGTTATTTAATAGGAAAATCCCCGCTTGAAAGCTTGGGGAATACCCTAACAATTGCACAAAAAACAACGGATTCAAATTTGAAGACGTTGAATAATCAAATTAATTCCGCTGGCAAGCTTAAAATCAGCAACTTTATTGACACTGGCGAAGACTTGGAAGACGCCCGAGCCATGTTCGAAAAGGCTAATACTGGGGCTAACGCCGGCCGACTAATGACATTGCCGGAAGGATTCGACTATGAACCGTTTGAGATGAAAGCTGATGTATTTAAAGCGCTCAACGAGAACGCTAGTTTTTCAGCTGACCAAATTTCGACTGCGTTCGGGATTCCTAGTGATATGCTTGGCGGTGGCTCATCAACTGAAAGTCAACATAGCAATAGTGACCAAATTAAAAGTTTATATTTGTCTAACCTTAATACGTACACTAATCCGCTATTAGACGAGCTGAAATTAAAGCTTAATGCACCGGACCTTGTTCTAGACATCAAAAACATGCTAGACGTCGATGATTCTATGCTGATAAATCAAGTGTCAAGTTTAGCAAACGCTGGTGCACTAAGCCCTAATCAAGCGCAATTTTTACTTCAAAGATTGGGCTTCTTACCGCAAAACTTGCCAGATTATGAGCCGCAAGGCGAAGGAGGTGAAAGTAATGACGATTAAAGTAAAAGGCATGATAACTAATGATGATGATGCACCTATTTATCGTGATTGGTTTGGCATGACAGTTGTATCCCCAGCTGATGTAATCGGTGCACTCCCGGCGGACCACTCTGCTGTGGAATTGGAGATTGCTTCCAACGGTGGTGAAGTGACCCCGGCAACAGAAATTTACACAGCGCTAAAGAATTACCAAGGGAATGTTACTGCACAGATTGTTGCTAACGCTTATTCTGCTGGTACAATTATTGCGATGGGGGCCGACAAGGTGCAAATGTCGCCTGGGGCCCAAATGATGATTCATAATGCTTCGAACGAAGCAGAAGGCAATTATCACGACATGGATCAAGCATCGCAAATGCTGCAGAGTACGAACAAGGCCATTGCGAATATGTATGCTGCCAAGTCTGGCAAGCCTGTTCAAACTTTTTTAGATTTAATGGACAATGCAACTTGGATGGACGCTGACAAAGCAATTGAGCTAGGCCTTGCTGATGAATTAGTTGATTTTACACCAGTTACTAATTCATTTAATACATCGCTAGTTCCTTATCAAGCACTCAACAAAATCAAAAACTTAATTGCCAAAAACAAGCAATTAGAAAATAACAACAATAATGGTCAACTTAGTGAGCACGAAAAACTAGTGCAAGCTAAGCTGGCTATTTTTAATAAAGGAGACTTTTAAATATGTTTAAACAATTACAGGCCACATTCGATAAGGTAAGTGCAGAATGTGCTGACCTTAATGCCAAGGTAACGGCCGCATTACAAGATGATAATTTCGATACGGATGCTTATCATAAGTTACAAGATGAGTTATCCGCTAAGAAAACGCGTCGAGATGCCTTGAATGATCAATTACAGGAGCTCTCGGCTGAAAATAAGCAGCCGAAGAAGCCTGAAAACAACCAAGGGAAAGGAACTCCGCTTAACCCTAAAGGTGGCGAAGATAATTTAGCCAAGCAAAAAGCTGCAATTAATATGTTTATCCATTCGCGGGGGGCTAAGGTAACCAATGATGCGGCAACGTCGGTAACCTCGACGGGAATTGAACCGTTGGTACCTGAAACAATTATTTACAATCCTTCAGCCGAGATCAACTCAGTCGTTGACTTGTCGACCCTAGTCACCAAAACACCAGTAACCACGCCTAAAGGAACTTACCCAATTTTGAAACGGGCAGACGATAGCTTTAGCAGCGTTGCTGAATTGCAAGAAAACCCGTCATTAGCTGCACCTGAATTTACCGATGTCGATTGGTCGGTAGCAACATATCGTGGTGCTATTCCAATCTCAGAAGAATCAATTGCCGATGCACAAGTTGATTTAACTTCATTAATTGGTCAAAATATTGGTGAAAAGCGAATTAACACGGTTAATAAGTTGGTTTCACCGGTTTTGGAAGGGTTCACGGCCGTTAGCACCACGTCATCCACACTTGCTGATGATATTAAGAAAGTGTTGAATGTCAAGCTCGATCAAGCCTATGCTCGTGACTTAGTTGTTTCAGCATCATTCTATCAAATCCTAGATACGTTGAAGGATAATAACGGTCAATATTTGCTCCATCAAGATATTACCGGCAAGTCTGGCACTACTATTTTCGGTGTCCCAGTGCATATCGTGAACGATACCTTGCTTGGCGCTGACGGCGAGGCTCACGCATTTATTGGCGATTTAAAGCGTGGCGTTTTATTTGTTGATCGGCAAGAAGTTTCTTTAGCCTGGATGAAGAGTGAAATTTATGGTCAATATCTTGGCGCAGCTATGCGCTTTGGCGTTTCTAAGGCTGACGAAAAAGCCGGTTACTTCTTAACGGTGAGTAAGTGATGGAGGAAACGCCTCATCTAACGCTAGTTCAACTGCTAGTGCTGCTTCCTCAGCAACTAGCGGTCAATAAATAATTTTTAGTCGCCGATAAATAAACAGTACCTAGTGGGGCGGCTATATTGGAGGTGATGTCATGGCTGGTATTGATAGTGGTGTCACAGTTAAAAATATGCAGGATTATTTAAACGTTGATGGCGATGAATCTGTTATCCAAAGCTTAATTTCCATGGCAGAAAGTGATGTTATCGGAAATATTGATGACACTATACCAGTTGAAACTTATCGGAAATACTATCAATTTAATCAGGCCGTTCGTGTTATGGTTGATTTTATGTATTTTAATCGTGGAAACTTGGGCGTGACATATAGTAGCGGCAATAACGCTTCTCAAGTACCGTATCCGGCGCCTTATTTATATCTGATTAATGGAATTAGATGGAAGATTCGGAGGGATTGCAGTGAAAATAGCAGTCAATCGCTTCAATCAAAAAATTAGTTTTGGCACTATTAAAACGGTTGAAAACAATAATACTGGTGATTATGACGAGTCCTTTGTGCCTACTATTTCACTACATTGTGCGTTATATAATCGATCAATTACCCAAAGTTATCAGATCTTAGGAACTTCGTTGGAAGATACAATTGTTGTGGCAATTCGATCCACAAATGAGCTGAGCAAACAGTTGCTAGCTAGTTATGGCGATGTGGTTTATCAGATTATAGATGTGTCTAAAGATTCAACTGGCAAGCCGGTAGCATATGATCTGTTAACGCTTAAAAAATATGTAAAAAAGGGGTGATATAAATGGAATTAGACGCTCAAATGCAATCATGGCTTCATGGCGTCAGAGATTTAATCCCTAACACGTCCGTAAAATCAGCAATGACAGCTGCTGAAGCGCAAGCATACGCAGAAGTGTTACGTAAAAATACACCACGATCCGACAATGACGATAGCAAGTATGGTCATTTACAAGACAACATTGCGATTCAAAACAGTGATGTAGACGGCATTGTTAATGGTAATACGTTAGCCGGTTTTGGCAAGAAAGCGTATATTGCTAGATTTTTGAATGATGGGACCGTAAAGATGGCAGCAACTCATTTTGTTGACGATTCTAGACGAGAATCTCAGGAAGCAGCCTTTAAAGCCGGCATGGCAGTTTACAAAGCTAAAACGGGTGGTGAATAGTATGCAACTACCTGTAATTCAAGCTGAGAACTTGTTG